GTCCTGCGATTGAAAGGGAGACTTCTGTGGATGCAATCGTTCCCCAATTGGCTCCGTCGTACAAAGTGATCTTGTTGCCCTTATACGGACATAGGTAGATCGAAGTCGCTGCGGTTACGTCAGATGTCGTTACCGGAACACCCGTGGTCAGAGTCAGACGGAAGTCATTGACCTTTACGTCGACCGAAGTTGAGATACCGAGAGCGGTAACAATCGCAGCAGCGTCAGCAGGGTCGCCAAGGATGGTGTAATGGAGCCGATTAACGTCATTGAACCAATCAGCGTCGGTAAGGGTGACTCCATTGGTGAAGGTAGTGTCTGACAAGGTATTCTCCTGCGCTTCTCAGCGTTAGGTTGTGGTAAGATTAGGTGATGGACTTTATGATCTTCGGAATACTGCTAAAGCCGTTTATAGCCCTGCTCATCATGGGTTGTTTCGCGCTTCCTATCCGATGGCTTATCTGGCACAAGATGCCAGAGGGGAAACTGAAGACTGCCCTGCTTAAAAACAGGGCAGGACCAAAAGACTCACTCTGCCGTTAGAGCTTGCATGGCAGGCGGAAGAGACATAGCGCCCCACTGACCGCCCTTCTTCAGCAAGTCAGCTATGCGCGACGGAGTAGCCCCTGCGGAGTTCATGGCTTGCGCGGCCTCTTGCGGATTGGTCATCAGGTAAGCAAGCCTCTGCCTTACTTGATCGTCGGCATTCCCGTACAGAAGGTCTCCGATGCGCTTCGCCCATCCACCAGGAACGCTTGCCATGTTTCCGACCCATGTAGGGATACCGGCTTCTTGTGCGATGTTTGACATGGCTATCTTCTGCACCGTGTCAGAACCGGAACCCTTACCCGCTTGCATGGAAGCCGCGATAGTTCCAGCGTCCTTCGATACGCCTTGAAGCAGCGCAAGTTGCTCGGGGTCCATGATTGATGCAAGTTTTGCGTTCTTCAGTCCGGTAACAGTCTGAGCAAGTTGGTCGCCATTACGAAGTACGGCCTTGGAGAACGCATCTGCTCCGGTCTTGAACGGAACTCCACCCTGATCCGCAATCGCAGGGACAAAGCGGTTATATAGCTCGCGCCCGATGTCCATTTGATTGATTGGACGAGACATATCCGCATAGGTGGTTTTTGCTTGCCCGTATGCAGGAATCTTTGACTCAAGCCATTTCAAAAACTCAGCCTTGGTATCTAACGCCGCACCCCGTTCAGCACCCTGCACCCCGCCCATTCCGGGAGTCCCGATAGCGTCATCAAGGCCCATCTTCAAGTCGTGCAAGGATTTACCCGAGTAGGTTGCAGGCGTTGCTGGTATCGTGGTTGTGATTGGATTACCTGATGCGTCAAGCAAACCATTAGGGATTGTTTGCTGCGGAGAGCCTTTAGACAAAAGGAACTTGTCTCCACGCTCAGACGCTATATTAGCCGCCCGTCCGGTAGCCGCTTGCATAGAAGGACGCTGCATTAATGAATCTAGTACGGGGTCGCCGGTAACAACAGCCTTCTTAGCCGCGTCATATAAGGGTTTTACGGCTGACTCCCTGAGTTGTTCCGCAATCACCCTATCTTCCGGAGTCTTGGCAATCGAAGCCAAAGCAGAGACTAGCGCGCTCTTTTGCTCTTGGTTCAGTGCTTGGAAGGCTTTAGGGTCAATCGCCCGCATGGTCCGTTCAAAAGCGGATATGCCATCATTTCCAGCCGCCTGAGAAGCAGACAGATTAAACCCCGGCGTATTGCCTTTAACGGTTGCAAGCCTCTGAGCAACAGCCGCAGCATCATCACCGGCAGCACGATTCAGAACGTTTCCGGAAATCCTGTTCCTTCCGGCTTCGGTGAATGGGTCGACAGCAACGGCGCGAGCGGTCTTGGCAAGCCTGATACCGGCAGGTATCGCCGCCCCTGCTACGGCAGCTAAAGCCATGTTGTCTGTCGTGCTTTCACCTGCAGCAGTAGGCATGGATGCGCCTTGAAGAAGCCCGTACAAACCTCCTCCGATAACCGTATTTGCACCGGGAAGCATTGCCAAAGGAGCAGCGGTAGCAGTTCCGCCAACTAGCTGACCACCCATGCCTCCGGGCTGACTTCCAGTAGCAACCATGTCATCTCGCCATGCGTCAGACGTTGCCTGAGAGTTCGCGCCGCCTAGACGTTGATTGATTCCGACAAGCGGAGCAGTGATAGCGGCACGCGCACCCCTCCAGAAGTTTGATACTCGGTCGGCTAGGCTTACATCCTGTTGAGCGGGTTGCTCTGGTTTTCCGGAGACAGGCTTGAAGTTTCCAAACCTGATCTTCTCAACCCTAGCCCGAAGCTGCGGAGAATCCGGAGCAACATCGTCCGGAATGTTCCGCAGGGTAATCCCGTCTTTCGTAGTGATGTCGTAGGGCATGGCTTACCAATCCACGGTAATGTTCTTGTTTCCACCCTTCCCTGTCGCCGTCGCCCCACCTATTGCCGGAGGCTGAGAGATGTACGGGTTAAGGTCTAAAGGTTCTGCGCCGTAGTTGCTTCTTATTTTGTCAATATTCATAACCCGCAAAGACGAGGCGCGTTCGTTAATTCTCTGAATCTCCGAAAGACGTTTCTTGACAACGCCTTGATCGTTTATGTTTGCAAATAATTCATTCCAAGCACGAACAGCATCTCCCTCCGTTTGAACGCCTTTATTCAGCCTCAAAGAATCATTTCGCATCTTCTCTAGTGTTGCTTGAAACGAGGCAAAATTTCGGCTATTGGAATCAGACTTTCCAACAAAGTTTTTAGCCTTAGATGCAAGGTTTCCGGCTAAAGAAAGATTCAATTCGCCTTTATCAATCTGATCTAGAATGGAAGCAAGGTCTGATTGTATGCTGCTTGCAATTCCTATTGCGTCAAGCTCCTCTTGCTGCATCTTGAGCGCAACGGCAGGAAGTTTAGCTGGCTTCTTTGATCCATCTCCAACCTGAACAATAGGTGCAACCTGCTTTGCGAATCTCTCACCTTCGCCTACCTTCTTGAATGTTCCGTCAGGCTGATATTCCTCTTGAATCAATTTTCCACCTTCAATTCTCTCTCGCATCTTAGGCATTGCTGGAGGCGCAAAGGCGGAATTTGGATCAGCAAGCATCTTGTACCGTTGCACAAGCATAGGCCGGTCAGGATGGTCTTGCGGCATCACGGAAATCTGCTTGGACAGGTTGAAAAGCTCGCTCATCTTCTGCGCTTTTGCGTTTCTGTCTGCGGCTTCAGCTTCGTAGTTGCCCATCTGAGCCTTTTGCATCTGAACCTTCATCACCCGATCTTCAGGTGCATATTGCATGTCTTGCTGCATCTTTTGAAGTTTCATCAGTTGAGCAATCGTGCCGAGGTTCTGCATCCCCGATTGATCGTTCAAAGCTACTTGCTGCTGATAACCGGCGAGTCCCGGTACTTGGCTGAACGGTCCCATTACGGCCCCCTCATGGTCTTTAGAAACTCTGCCATTGTCTGACTAGCGGTCTGCGGAGGATTGAAGATGTTCCCCAATCCTGAGCCGATAGCGTTGTAACCGTTTGACGTAGATTGAATGGCATTCGTCGCGGTTTGCGGTGCGGCTTGGTTGTACGAGGACAGACCACCGAATCCGGCAAGACGGTCCTTCTCCTGACCGAGTTTCCCGAACAGTTGGTCGGAAGCGTAGGACTGACCTTGTTGCAGGGCGTTACCCGAGCCGAACGGGTTTCCCTGAGTCGAGAGAGACCGCATCAAAGCGTTGGTCCCTTGCTGTACAGGAGTCTGTACTTCCTTGCTCGTCAGGAATGAATCTGGGTTCGCGTACAGGTCGGAGAGTTTCTGACGGTACGGAGCGCCATAGCCTTCATAGCGTTTCGCCTGATCTTCGAGCGCAGTCGTTTGCTTGTTGGAAGCGTAAGCACCGAGACCTGAAGATAGGAGTGATCCTAGATTTTTACTGCTGAACAGCGAGGATATGGACGATGGGTCTGCGCCGCTCGGAAGGTACGACTTCAACAGGTCAAGGCCCGATGCAGAGTTTCCGTATTGGTCGAATCCGGGCATCCCCGCTTGGTCAAACAATTGAGAAGCCAAATCCTCAAGAGATTGACCGTAGTCGCTATAGCCAGGCATTCCAGCATTGTTGAACAGGTCGACAACATTCTGCGTGGCATACTCTCCGCTAGTTGCCCAGTCACCAAGAACGTCCGTCCAATCCATAGCACCACCTCCGGCTGTTGCTACTGCATTGCCAAGAGCAGTTCCACCTGCTCCGGCATTCATGTTCATCAAATCAGCAATTGAATTTCCGCTACCAAGCAGACTTCCAAGCCCTCCCGTCAATCCAGCAGCGGCACCAGACAAGGCCAGGAACGGGCCAAGATCGCCAGCCATCATTCCCATGAGAGAACCGAATCCACCCTGCCCCTCACCCCGGAAACTAGGTGTGTTTTCTATTGCTGACTGCCAAGCAAGAGTGTTATTAACTTGTCCAGGCTGAATGGTCGATCCGTTTGCCATGAAAAAAGCTACCGGGTCTACTTTCTTCGCCTTATAAATTGCTTTTTCTGCTTCAGGAAGCGCGTCAAATGCAGATTGGACTTGTGAAGCATTTGTGTCCGAATATGGAACAGACGTTACTCCACCATTCATTGACGTATATTTGTTGATGTCTGTGTTCCATACCGGGGTCATTAAGGAGCTTGAGCCTATACGAGTTATCCCATCTGGGCCATTCCAGAATCCAGTAGGTAGAGCGTCAGGAGAGTTTTCCCATTGGAATGTGCTTTCGTTGAATACCCTAGCCATATTAGTTCCCCGTCAAAGTTCTTACAGCTAACCAAGTACCCGGAGTTCCGGCTACCGTGCTTTCCCAGGGAGCGTTGAGCGGTTTCTCGCTTTCAGGACCACTCCAAAATGTTTGATCGTTTACAGTTGACCAAGGCATGATTTACCCCTTAAATCTCGTAACTGCCGCAAAGCAGGAAAGTGTCTCCGCTTGCCACTTGAGCAGGCAGGTAACAGCGGGAAGTCGTTACATCAACGTGGCACAACCCCACTGCTACGTTAGTCGTGTCGTTGGTCATTACACAGATACCGGAAAGACCTTTAGCCGCTACAGGCAAAGTCAGGTAGTCTGTTCCGGCAACAGAAGCAATGGAAGTCGCGGCCTTGAACGAAACTTGGAACTGAAGCGACTTGCCTACAATTCGGTAGCGTCCTGAATATGTAGTAGCACCGACTACCGTAAGAGACCCGAATACAGGAGTGAATGACTCCCATCGGTCTTGCCCGATAATGTCTCTATGGGCGAACCCCGCTTCGTTTAGTCGGTCAGGGAGTGCCAATGGAAGCCTTCCCTTCAACCAGTTTGATACGCATCGGAGTGTTTGCAGAGTGGTTCAGAATCCACGCCCTGCGCTTGCTTGATCCCAATCTGTGAGCAGTCGGTAGATTCTCGGACAGGTCGAGCGTTCCCCATACTTGAGTTGATTGGTAGTCATCATCCGAGTACGCAAGTTCGATTTCAGAGGTGGAATCCTGAACGTCAGCAATGATGGTAACCCGCTCCCAAAACTTGCGATTAGCCGTCCCCAAGTCCATAGAGTCCAACTGCATCATTGCGGTGTATCCCTCTCCCGCGTCAGTGAATACCATCGAACTAGGATTCATCGAATAGACGATTCCGGTAGTCAGTACGTTGGAGATTGAGTAATTGATGAGAGACCCGCCCAACGAGATACCGACGCACTTGAACCACGGAGAAGGGCCGGATGCCCACTCGCTCCACTGCTTTTCTTCGATGCAATAGACAATGGTTACCGACGCGGCTTTCACCAAGACAAACGACCGACCATAGAATCGTAGGGTAGTCGTGGAGATGTTGTTTGCCCCCGCGAGAATCAGGATCGTGTCGATTTCAGGAGTTGAAATCCGAGAGATAGCCCCGTCATACTGGAAAGCAGACAAACCACCTTGAGGGGAAGAGCCGACCCAGAACGTAACATCGGCAATCTGAGAAATCGCATCAGCAGAAACAGCACCGACCTTCTGCGTCATCGAAGGGACTTTGGAGAACGGAAACGGAGTCAATCCGGCGTTTTGCCAGAACTCAATAGATTCTGTTCCGCAGGTCATTATCAGGTTTCTATGCCTGACTGACCCCACACCTTTATCCGGATAGGTATTAGCCGAGCCGAATGAAGTCGCAGTCCATCCGGTGACAGAGTTCAAATCCGAAGCCCAGAGAACCCCGTCAGTCGTGAAGATGGTAGCGTAACCATCAAGGTGCGAGAACGTCCCTGCGAGCGTTTTAGAGGCGTTGCCGGGGAAGTCTGCGTCCAATATCTTCGCAATGACAGTCCTAGTAACAGTAACCCCTGCAGCCGTTGCAGTTGTCGCTAGAGTGGTCGTGATTTGGGTGGAAGAATCTACCGATGCAATACGGGTTCCGGCTTGAATTCCGGTTCCGGTGATTAGCTGACCAGCCAAAAGGCCAGCAGTTGACGAGATGTTGTCAATCGTCGTATTGGTATGCGTGTCTCCGGTGAACGTAACGGCAGTCGTTACAGCGGCTGAAGTTGCGTACCACGCCGTATTATCGGAACTCGTAACCGTGAAAGTCGCTTCACCTGAAATCAGGGTTTCAGTGATTCCGGTTGCGTAGCCTGTAATAGTCCCGAGAGAAGTCGTGGAATCGTAGATGGTGGAATTCGTCCCACCGAAGGCAGAGATAACCTTTGTCCCTGTACCCTGTCCGGTCCAGACCATCAAGGCTTTTCCTACAGCAGCAGACCCGGTTGTAATCCCCGTTCCAAATCCAGGCCGTTTAACAGAGTAGGTCGTGGTCTGTCCGGTAGCGGAGTCTATCAGTGTCTCGTTAAAGCAATTCACGAACCTAGCGTCTTTACCGGAGCCTTCACCGGCTTTACCGACAATCATCACGCCGATAATGCCTGCTCCGACAAATCCGGAAACGGAGTTCAGGATGTTGGTCGCGGCTACACGATTGTTCCGAGAACCGCTGACAGGGACTCTAAAGGCTTGACTCATCATTCACCAATCAAAATATCTGCCTTGCCTTGGCTCATCAGTTCAATAAGCCCCGTAGACGCAGTGATAGCGACTTGGTTGATTCGCTTGATTGCCGCCATTGAATCGGATGCACCCTTAGCGACTTCCCGAGATACGGAAGCCTCAAATTCAGAGGCGAGGTCAATGGCTAGATTGAACGCAATCGCCTTTTCCCATCCGGGAGGAAGGGATACCGTATCGGCAAGGGCTACAGTCGTGAGAGGGGAACGGACTACAAGGTGGAGGGTGTTTGCTACGGATGGAACGGGATAAACACTGATGGTCCCGAGAGGCATGGTCGGGTTGTACCAGACGCTCTCAACAAGGTCTCCGGTCACGGTCTTGTCGACAATGCCAAACCAGTCCTTGTCGGAACACACATTAACGGGATAGTCCTTCCCGTCAATGGTCATGTACGCATCTTCGATGGCAACCGGGCGAGTAGTGTTGATGTCTCCACCAACTCCAATCGTGTAGGACGAGTCTCCTACGGTCATTGTTTTGGAAACATCCGTAACAGCGTAAGCCATCAGCTTGTCGTTCTTCCACGAATCAAGCATGGCATTCAGGGCAATCAGTGCATCGGCGGATTCCGAGGAAGTCGGAGACTGACCCGCGCCAATGACTTTAATCAGCCGTAGCGCACGATCTACAAGGGTTTGATAGGTAGCCATCAGTGAGAACCTTTAGCGGGCCTTCCGCGCCGTTTAACGGCGGTTTCCACATGCTGCGAAGGAGGAACTACCGGAAGGTCATCGGGAACAGGAGACCACCCACGTTCTTTGCTCTGCTCAAGCTCAAGAGGGGAATAGACGTACATCTTTCCGTGTTCAGGGTGAGACATCAGGACGGTCATCATTGTTCTGCCCTCTCAATTTTTCGCACAGGTCCGGAGACCCGTGGGTAATGTCGTAATCAAGGATTGATGGAGCTTCAACCAGAGCCTTTAACAGGCCCCCGCTCCTATTCACAAATACATCTGGACACTGCCGCATCAATACGGACATGAATTCAGCTTGCATTAGCATCCCTGCGCCGGTCTCGAATGTGTCTCCGTTGCATTCGACAATCATTCGATATTGAACAGGCCAATCGTGATACGCATGGGTCTGTTTTGCATAGGACGAATCGCACCCGAAGAAGTGGATTTCCTTGTATCCCATGAGTAAAGCAATCTTGGGAACCGCTGAAACAGAAGTTGGACCGTGATTCGCGTCCTCTCCTTCGTGTTGCAGGTCGAATACTTCTATTTCCGCATCCTTCAGCATTTCAAATACGGAAGGGTCGCAGCAGGTAGCAAGAATCGCCTTCTTCGCGCCTTTGCCGTCTTGGGCCAATGTAGGGCACTGGTCGATAGTCAGGAAGGTCGCGTTTATTCCGTTGGCGATGGTCCAAGGGTAAGCACTACCGCTTGACCAGATATCGCCTTTCCAGTTCTTCAGTTCTTCAATGTGTTCAGCAACGGAAGGACCGCCGCCGATCACCGCTAGAACAGGCCTCTCGGCCTCCCCAATTTCAGGGAGACCGAGGGACTTGCTTGCTGCAATATTGCGTTCCGTTATTTCAGGAGCAATATCAGGACCACCGACAAACTTGATTTTCATCAGCTCGTCGCCATCAGTCCTTTGTTTTTCAGGCAGGTGAGAATCGAATTGATTGCGTCAGTAGCCGCGTTAAGCTGTGCGGTATTGGCGAAACCAACCAGGGCAGTCGCGGCACCCGTGGTCAGGACAGCGGTGACGTTAGCGGCTTGCACGGCGGGAGTCTTTCCGTGAAAACCAACCTTGTCAGTCGAAGCCCCACCAATGAGGCAACCATCGGCACTGCCGTAGTCCAAGCGTTCATATGTAGCCATTTTGTTTCCTTTCGAGAATTAGGCGGGGGAAGGTTTCCCCTCCCCCTATTGATTAGGCAACAGCCGAACCGATCATGCGGCAAGCCCATTCCGGACGGAGCGCAGCGAAGCCGTACAGGACATCCAGACGCAACAGCAGTTCGTCGTTGCGAATGTCCGAACCCATCCATACGCGGAAGCTCAGACCGTCCTGAGTCTGACGGACGCACTTGTGGGCATCGTCCATCAGCGGAAGGTCAGCCGTAACGAACTGGAACGCTTCCTTGTGGTACATCAGGGGTTGAACATACGAGGTCGACGCATTGCCGATGAACGTCAGAACAGCGGTCGTCGTGGGCAGAGCCGATACGTTTTGCAGCGCACCGGAAGCCGACGAGTAAATCGCGGGGCTGATGTTGATCGAAGTGGAGGTGGAACCAGCGGTCACCGTGAAAGCCTTCAGCACCGGCAGGGTTGCCTTGGTCTCCGGATGAACGTCATACACACCCGCAATGTTGAAGACCATACCAACAGTCGGAGTGGCAAACGAGGTCACCGTCAGGTCGGTATCACCTTCCGTCACCGTGTAAGTGTCGAGCGTACAAGCAACGTCGGAACCGTTAGTCATGGTCCAAACGCGCTCGTTCTCGTAGTAGTCAGCCATCGCGGTGCGAGCAATCAGACCTTCACGATACTGCTTGGAGATGTCTTGACTCGGGTTGAAATAGG